GTTCCGTATTTAACGACGGTGTATATCAATATCCTGCCTCCAACTTAACAGATGAGTCTTTTTCAGGTGCGGTGTGGCTGATGGCTGTTCCTCCTGCGGTCATAACATTAGCATCTGAAATTGGGGAATGGGTGGGAACGTATGGAGATTCAATCAAAAGTCCATATACGTCTGAATCATTTGGAGGTTATACATATACCAAGCCAGTAGGCAGCTCTGCCTATGGCGGAGAATCATTGCCTACTTGGCAAAGCGTTTTTGCGAGCCGCCTGAATCATTGGAGGAAAATATGAATCAGTATTTGTATGAAGATTTATTTGAAGAATGTACTCTGATTGATCGTCGAACTGTTCCAGATGGTATGGGAGGATTTGTCAAGGAATGGGTAGACGGTGCAACGTTTCAGGCGGCAATCACTAAAGACGATTCACTTGAAGCCCGTGTGGCTGAAAAGCAGGGGGTAACGGAGGTCTATACAGTTACCGTTAATCAAGGGATTGATTTAGACTTCCACGATGTTTTTAGGCGGTCTTCAGACGGCTTGATATATCGGATTACATCTAACACTAAGGACATGCAATCGCCGCCCAGAGCTACCTTCAAAATCGCTACGGCGCGTGCTGAGAGGTGGGAACTTCCCGATGACTAATGCGGCTACGATTCTTCAGGAATTTTGGTCTAGTTTCGGGATTCCTGCCTATGTTGAACAGACCGTTCCCGATGAAGCTCAAATGCCATACATTACGTATAGATTGGCAGAACCAGATTGGGATTCCGAAACAACGATATATGCACGGATTTGGTATCGCAGTACGTCGTTTGTTAGCGTAGCTGATAAAGTTGATGAAATTTCACACAAGATAGATAGTGGGCTTACTATTCCATTTGACGGCGGTATGATGGTTATTTTTAAAGACCCAATTTTTGTTCAGTATATTCCGAACGAAAACGGGGATTCTAATATAAAATGTGCGTATTTGAGTACAACGGTTATGATAATGGGAGGGTGATTCAATGAAATTCACTCAGATTCCGGTAAATACATTTAAGGAGATTCAACTAAATGCGGGTGTTCTGCTGTCTGAATTTACTCCTTCGACTGCTACTCTGTCAGCTTCTAACATTATTGGCGCTACCAGTGGTGGCGTTAATTTCGCTGCTACTCCTGAGTTTACGGACTTTGCAGAAGATATTGACAATGCGCCCAAGAACATGAAGGAATTTAAAAAGCTGGATAATTGGACGGTAACGATGTCAGGGACATTTGTTTCCGTTACGCCTGCCTTGGGTAAAACGCTAGTGGGTGCAGGTGCTATTGATGCTACTGATCAGACCAAGATTGTTCCGAGGAATGACCTTGATCTGACGGATTTTAGCGATATTTGGTGGGTTGGCGATTATTCCGATAAGACGGGCAGCACCAACGGCGGTTTCGTGGCAATCCATATGTTGAACGCGTTGTCCACTGGTGGATTCCAGATACAGTCTAACGATAAGGCCAAGGGTACGTTCAACTTTGAGTTTACTGGGCATTATTCCAATGCGTCGCAGGATGTAGTCCCGTTTGAGGTCTATATCAAGGCGGGTACGAATGAGCCTGGGAATTAATCAATAAAATCAGGAGGAACACATGCGAAAGCTATCTGATTATAAGGATGAAGAAGCGCTTGATCTGCTTGCTGAAATTATTGAGCCTGCGGTGAAGATTTTTGGTGACAAAGATTTTGCCAATGCAATGCAGAGCGGTAATTCGCTTGGCGCGGCTAAAATCTGTATTAAAAACCACAAGCAGTCAATTCTTCAGATTCTTGCAACGCTTGAGGGTGCGCCTGTGGAGGAATATCATTGTAACTTCCTGACACTCCCAATGCGGATTATTGAGGTTCTCAATGATGAAAACCTCATGGCGCTTTTTACGTCGCAGGTTCAGGAGATGAAGCCCTGAACATATTCTGGGCCTGTTATGGCGAGTATCGCGGACGGCGTTCCGTCAAACTGTTTTTGAAATATGTGTCCGCTAAAATAAAGGCTGTTCGTGATGATTTGATATTCAGAATCTACATCACTGACAGCCTTTATCACTTAGCGCAGGGTGGGCGCTTAAAAACAAGATATTGGGATTTAATGTGTCAAGTTAATGGTAATACCGTAAACGTATCTACCGATAGTGCTGATGATATTATTGCTAATCTTGTCAACAAACACGGGTTAAAGGTGGTGGCGTGATGGCTGGACTGCTTTTTGATTTTATGGCTAAACTAAGCCTTGATAAATCTAATTTTGATAAGGGCATAGATGAATCGTCTAATAAGGCGCATAGCTTCGGAGAAAAGTTTAAGGCTGTTGGAAAGGCAATTGAGACAGCCGCTAAGGTTACATGGACAGGCGCGAGTGTGGCTGTTGGATATATTACTAAATCGGCTGTTGGTGCATATTCAGAGTATGAACAACTTGTTGGCGGTGTTCAAACGCTTTTCGGTACAGGCGGGCAGTCACTTGAAGAATACGCAAAATCTGTTGGAAAAAGTGTTGATGATGCGCGAGAAGAATTTGAAACATTAAAATCTGCCGAAAATGACGTCCTCAATAATTCAAAACAGGCGTTTAAAACGGCTGGTTTGTCCGCTAATGAATATATGGAAACGGTTACAGGATTTTCCGCTTCCCTGATTCAATCTCTTGGCGGCGATACAGAAAAAGCGGCAAAATATGCAGACATGGCGATTATTGATATGTCTGATAACGCCAACAAAATGGGTACTTCCATGGAAGCCATTCAGAACGCATATTCTGGATTTTCCAAACAAAACTATACCATGTTGGACAACCTGAAACTTGGTTATGGTGGCACAAAATCTGAGATGGAACGCCTTATTGCGGACGCTGAAAAACTCGATTCATCATTTAAAGCCAGCCGCGACACGAACGGCAAATTGACGATGAGCTATGCGGACGTAGTTGATGCTATCCACATTGTTCAAACCAACATGGGTATTGCGGGGACTACTGTTAAGGAAGCACAAACAACAATTGAGGGTTCTCTGAAATCAACAAAGGCCGCATGGTCAAATTTAATGGTGGCATTGGCGGGTGGAGAGATTAACGTTGGAGATGCAATTAATAATTTGGTCGAAAGCGCACAAAATCTATTTGGTAATGTAGTGCCAGTGGTAAAACAATTAGCGCCTAAAGTTGCAGAAGCAATTAAAACGTTAAGCCCAATTATTGCCAAGGAACTGCCCGGATTAATTTCAAGTGTTTTACCTGACTTGTTGAGCGCAATAAGTGTTTTAGTTGTCGAAATTGCAAAACAACTCCCCGGGATTCTATCTGCTCTTTGGGATACCTTAACAGTAGTCCTAGATGAACTATGGAAGCAACTGTTTGGAGGAGATGCAAGTTTCAAAAAATCATTTAATTCTGCTATTGACTGGATTCGTAAGGCAATAGGAGATATTGTTTCTTGGATAAAAAATACAATTGATTCGATAATTAAATGGTATAATACTTATATTAAGCCAGTAATAGATACAATCGCAAAATTTTTTCAAAAAAATGTCACACCTGTGGTGAACAAGGCATTTGACGGGATGAAAACAGGTGTTCAAAATGCATTTAATGGGATTGTGAAATTATGGAATAATACGCTAAAGCCTGTTTTTGAAAATTTGAAAAAATTTATTTCAAATAATCTTGCACCTGCATTTAAAAATGTTTTTCAAGGAACAATAATGCCAATTTTCCGAAATACATTTAATGCCATCAAAGAGATTTGGAATAAGTCTGTAAAACCTATTTTCGAGGGTATAATTAAATTCTGGTCTGGCGTATTTTCAGGCGACACAAAAAAGGCTTGGGAGGGAGTTAGGCAAATTGTAAATGGGGCGTGGACTGGTATAAAAACACTTGTGAAGACTGCCGGGGAAAATTTGAAAATCGTTTTAAATTCAATCTGGGGCGCAATCGGCGGCAAGGTTACGTCGGTTTGGGAAACTATTAAAAATTCAATAGTTTCAAAATTTAGGGCTGCACGTGATGCGGTTGTGTTGGTCGTTGCTAGTATAAGAGACAAAATAGTTGCTGTTTTCAATTCGATCAAGTCTTTTGCCGCAACAGTTTGGAACAAAATAAAAACCACAATTACTACTCCAATTAATGCGGCGAGGACGATTGTTGTTGAGAAAATCAATGCCATAAAAACATCTGCGGTGAGCATATTCAACAGTTTGAGAACTTATGTATCAACTATTTTTACTGCAATAAAAACTAATGCAACTACGATTTGGAATAATGTGAAAAACGCTATTATTACTCCAATAAATAATGTGCGGACAACGGTTACATCAAAGATTAGAGACATAAGGACTACAATTACAAGCGTTTTTGCCAGCGTAAAAACAAGTGTAACTACGATT